TATCGAGTTTATTATCGATAATAGTTTGTTCCATTTCGGCATCATCGAATGGAAGTTCCATGAACCACTTAGGTAAACGTAGTTCATCAACGGGATAGGCCACTGAAGTATAACCTAAAGGATTTGCTTTAAGTTTACATACAATAACTTTTTGTCCGTCTGTAATCTGCATACTGTATTTGTCAGAATTCATTCTACGCAGAGTATTCCAATTAATACTAGCTCTTACATGACCAGGCATATTAGCCTTGCCTTGTTTCTTTTCTTTGGCTTCGTATTCTGTAATGTTGTTGGCTCGTTTTGGCGAACCTTTCTCCCAACCTGGACGAGCCTTGAATTCTGTACGGAATTGAGTAATATGATCTAATACTTGTTCCTCTGTAGCACCAGTCAATACTTTTTCTAATACATCACTCAAGAAGTCCTGAATAAATGCTGGAGTATCACTACGCTTTAGGTCTAAGCCCATGGCTTTAATCTTACCTGGCTTGCCATCTACGTCAGCACGTTTGCCTTCTTTATCATAGTAAAGAACAGCATAGCGTTTCTTAGTAATGAATAGACCTTTACTAGCAACAATTTCTCGACCTGCTCGGATAACATCTCCGCGACTTGGAGGGCAATGAAATTGTTGTTCCATAAATTTAACAAACGTACTGTTTACTTCTTCGCCAATTTGGTCATAGAGTGCAGTGACGTTTTCTTTAGTCCACGGAATAACACCAGATTCGATATCTTTCTTTAGCGTTGTATAGGCAGAAAAATAACAGGAGTCTGTATCGCCATAGATAACTGCTTTACCTACGTGATTATACTCGCCAGTAATAATTTCGTTAACCTTGCCAGCCATGTGTTTGGCAATTTGTCTACCAACTAAGGTAGTTGACTGTCCAATACGCTTATCAAAGAATCTACAGCCCGGATTAAGAATAGCACCATACAAACTGTTCAAGTTAATCTTCTTAACCAACTGACGTTTGTCCCAGTATTCCTCTTCAACTTTATTACCTGCTGTAATACATTCTTTGAGTTTGGCCTGCATCTCTTTACGTTCAGCATACCAACGCTTTAACAGTCCAGGAATAATACCTTCTTTTTCGTAGGTAAAGATAGTACCGTTGGCACTTAACATCCACGGCTGATGACTATCAAAAATAATTTTATAAACTTCTGCACCACTATGTACAGTACTATTGCCATCTTCCCAGTCTATGGTAATTTCAACATCCTTGCGCTGTGCCATTACTGCTTCGTATTCGTCAGTGCCAAACTTACCTTCCCAACTGCCCGCAAATGATTTCTTCTTAAGAGTCATTTGTTCATGAATAAATGCTTCAGTTATTGTAGGACGTAATTGTCCGACGATAGTTTCTGGACCCATATTCAATGCACGAATCGCACTTGGGTACAATGAGTTAATATCCAGTGAACCAATCCAATCCTGCAAACCTTCTTTAGGATGCGCAACATACGCACCTGCGGCCGCAGTATTTTCTTCGTCATCTCTCTTAGGACGATTAGGAACTTGGAAGCCTCGACGATGTGCTTCGTTAATAATAGCCTGTTCAGTAACAGCCACAGCACCCATTGTAGTCTGTAGCAATACTGTGTTTTCATGTGCAATCTTATTAGCAAGGTCGATGAACTTTAATTTGTCATCTAGTTTGTTTAATAGTGCAGTATCTTGTCTGTTATACACAATGAATCTTTTGAAGTCATTGTTGTATAGTTGATCAAGTGTGCCTTCATAGACAGTTTTGTTCTCGCCAATTTCCATTTCGCCAATAGCATCTAGTCGATAGGTGTGACGTTCTTCATAGGTAAACTTACGATAAAGTTCTAGACTGTCCAAGTGTACACGACCAATCAAGTCATAAGTCTGTGCAGTCTTACCATACTTTTCATACTCACGGCGCTTAGGAAATTGATTCCAAAGACAGAAACGTCTTGTATCTTCTTTGCTTAATACCTGTGTAACTCTGTTAACAGTATAGGGAATATCATAACCTTCACTGTTCCAGCCTGTAATGATGTCAGCATCTTGAATTAAATCTAAGAATGTTTCCAGCATATCTGCTTCGTTGGTAAACAGATGTGTGTCTGGAATATCGGCTACTAATGCTTCGGCTTCTGCAAAGGTCAATGTCTTAGGAGGCATGGCTAGTGTGATTAATTTGTCTAACCATTTAAGGTGAACAGTAATCGCAGTAATGGGCATGAAAGCATCCTCGGGAGTGCTATAGCCACGTTCTGGATCAAAGTCCACCTCAATGTCGAAGAAGCAAACATTTAGTTTTGGCGCATCTTGATTAAGATAGTTTTCACTTAAATGAACAAAGATTGGATTAATGTCGCTTTCATATAAGTCCTTGCCACTGTTAATGGCCAGTTCTTTACGGAAGTCTTTGGTGTTTTTACATACTACTCTAGTTAGTGGATCGCCGTAAATGCTAGTATACTTGCCTTTTTGATCCGGGTAGTAAAATGTGTAGCGTACTGGGTGTTCTTTAAAAACCCTTTCGCCCTGGTCGTTTCGCTCTACGACCTTAATGATATCATTCTCTCTATCAAAGAGAGCGTCTACATAACTCATATTTTATTTTTCTCCTATGCCATTTAGGGCTGGCAAATACCAATACAGTCATTTGTGGCTGACTAAACCTTACTCTTATGTATTAATTATCAATCTAACTATAGCAATAATGTCAATAGTGACTAGTAGCAGATAGTTAGCAACCATACCAGTTGAGCCTCTAGTCCAAGAAGCCCAACCAAATATAGCGCATTGTGTAATAAACAGCGGATAAAGAATTAAGAATGGAGGATTGGGCAAAGTGATGCCCATCCAAACAGCACATAGAATACTCATAGCCCAGGCGGTGATTTCTAAAACGAACCTTAAAGGCCATTCTTTAAAATCTTGTCGTGCCCAATTATAGATACTAACCGCAGTATTACTTATAAAGTCCATTATTTGTCTTTACCAACAGTAACGATAATAGTTTCCAAATCGTCGAAGTCGCTGAATACATCGTTCCAGTTACCTTTGTGTGCAATACTAATCGCTTTATTAATTAATGCGGGTTTAATATCCAATTCTTCTGCTACTGCCTTAACTGTTTCTTTTAAGCCTTCTGTCAGGCTTTCAATTTCATATTTGACTTGAACGCCTTCGTTAATTAGTCGCTCTAGTTTGGCCTTTTCTTCTGGTCCATAGGTTCTATCGCCCATAGTATCTCCTTAGTAATAAGTTTAATTATATATGTTTATTTGATCAGAGTCAATGAATATTTTGTCAAAAGACAAAAAAAGCGGCCGAAGCCGCTTTTTTATTACTCAGTTAATTAGAATGCGCCAGCGCCGCCACTCATATCAACATTATTTTTTGGAGCAGGAGCCGCAGGTTTTGCAGGAGCCGCTGGTTGCTCTGCACCTGTTGCTTTGGCACTCTTTAGTTTACCTAACTTGCCAATTACAACATCCAAACGTTTTTGTACATCAGCAGGTAAGCCTGCTTTGATTGCAGGATCTTGTCCGTACTGATCTAGTACTTTTAAATGCTTCTGTAGTTCTGCTAGATCCTTTGGATCCATTTCGATGTCGCCACCACTGAATGCCTTCCATAATCCGCCTAGTCCTAGTGCGGCAGCGGCCGCTACTACAGCACGTCTAGGATTAAGGAAATTTCCAGCAGTTTTAATTGCGCCTAGAGCACGTTGACCCCAACTTGGTTTTGGAGTAACATCTCTAAACGGAACATCGATAACGTTAGGATTGCCAGCAGGACTTCCAGGTAATGCTGGTAATTTGCCACCAGGACCAGGTAATGCTGGAACAGGTGCTTCACTTAGATAATCTCTTGTAATAGCAATTTGTTCTGCTTCGCTAAAGTATTTGATATTCTTCATAACAAATGCTTTTGCTTCTTCTTCAGTCATTGCTAATACATCTTCTTCAGTTACACTTTCAGAAATTTTGTACTTAGTAACGATTGCTTCGATTGCTGTTAAAGATTGTGTTAGTTGACTACGTGCAACAACATTTTTACCGTCGGCTAGTAATGTGCTTAACTCGGGAGTAACTTTACCAGTCTCTGGTTTTCCAGCCATCTTTTCAAATGCCTTGATGCCAGCAATAGTCTTAGGACCCATCTTACCATCAATTGGACCAGGATCAACACCTAATGCTTTTAACTGTTCTTGAACCTTTTGAATTGCAGGATCGGCTCCAGCAACTTTCTTTTGGCCTGCATCAGCAGGTGCCTGTGCTAACTTTGTGTGCTGTAGTAATAGTGCATCTAATTCAGGATCTTGTCCAGTAAATGCTTCTAGTTCTTTTGCTAATGCATCTAACTCAGTTTTTTCTTCAGGAGTTAGTGCTTCGTCGATACGTCCTTCTGCAATACGTTGCACACGAGCCATTAACTCGCTCATGCTTTCGGTCTTTGGAGCAGGTGCACCGGCTGGAGCAGGTTTAGTACCTTGTCCTGCTTTTGCTAATAATTCTTTAAAACGAGCAACTTTAGTAGCATCTGGTTTGGCACTGTCTTTCTTTTCTGGTGCTTTGGCAGCATCGTCGATTGCTTGTTGTGCAGATGTTAGGGCATCGTTGATTTCTGGATCGTCGCCCATGTCACCTAGTTCGCCCATGATTGCTTGAATTTGTTTTACAATTTCTTCTTTGTTCTTAGGAGCGTCTTGTTCCAAAACTTCGTCTTCAAACTCACGTAATAAAGATTCGAAAATACTTGCTTCTTTATTGACTTGTCCTAAATTTGCACCACCAGTTGTATTGGCAGTTGCGTTGCTTGGATTTAAGATATTTTTTAGTTGGGACACTAAACTGTTTAACTTTGTTAACTTTTCTTTCTTAAATGCTGTGCTAGAGTCGTCTGCTTTGTTAGTGGCAACAGCATCTGCTTGAGATTTGTCAGCACCACTTAAACGTGCAAGCCAATCAGGTTTTCCTGATGGTTGCGGCATCTTACCGTCCCATTGATCAATGGAAGGAAGTTTGGGAGGCAATCCCATACGACTTCGAACAACTTCATCGTCTCCGCTGTATTTTGCCGCTTTTTCTAAGCGATCCATTTGTTGCTGAGCACGAGCATATTCTTTTTCTTTCTCTAAATCTGCACCGCTTTTTTGCGAACCTGGCTGTAATACGTTTTGTGCCTGTTGCTGTGGAGTTAGATCTGCTTCTTTGATGCTCTCTAACTTATCTAATAGTTTTCTTAAATCCATTTTATGTCCCCGAAATCTTATTAAGTATTTATCAGTGCTCACTTTAAATCTTCAGGGTAGCGAATCCGTTGATTAGGCCAGCAGCCGGCCACATAACCCCAAACGGTCCTAGGGTATGTTCTTACAATTCATAGGGAATTCCGGCTAATCCGCATCCAAAGCGAGCTAGTCCTTCGATCATGTCGTTAAACAGGACTGTAAGGGTTTCTCGGACGGTCATAGCCATCTTCCTCTGGGTAAACTGGATATTCGTTTTCCATTATTTTAAAGTTGCTCTTAGCATCCATGAATGCTTACGATGTGCATCTTGACGTCCTGCAAGAAAGTCGGCTAATCCGTGTTCACCGTACTTTTCTGCAATGTCAAAAACTAATTTGAAAATATTAGCCATCTTTTCAGAATCGGCTAATAAGTTTTGAGCCATAGATAGTGCATCTGGAATTTCTGTTTCGTCGTCGATTTTGCTTAACATACTGAAACGTTCAAAACTTCCAGGTGTATAACTTCCGCTTTTGCGAATGTTTTCTGCAAATGCATCGATGTTTCCGTAGACTTCCTCATAGATACCGCCGAACAAATCGTGATACTGTTTAAAATCTGCACCTTCTACGTTCCAGTGGTAATAGTGTGCCTTTAGATAAAAACTAAATTCGGAGGCAAATGCTATTTTAAGTGCTTTAGTTAATTCTTCCATTTTATGCTACCTGTGCTATTGCATACACAGCCGTTACTAACATTGTTTTTAAGTTAATATCGTCTGCTTCTTCTTCTAATTTATCTGTTCTAACTAAGTCTAACATTAATTCTTTAAACTCGTCTTCGCCTATCTGTCCTTGCTGACGTGCTTCACAAATTTGTAGTGCCACTGCGGCACGTTCTGCCGCCCACGGACGACCACATTGTGTTAGCATCTGCAACTGTTCTATCATTAGAATCTCCCTAAGACTGCACTAGCGGCTTTGTCTGCTTGTGTAGCCATTAATTTCTTTTTAATTTCGCAGTAAGTTTCACTGCCTTGCTTGTCTGTACTGCGTTTATAAAAATCATCTACAGTTTCCTGCATTGGCTTAACTAACTTAAGAACATCCTGTTGACGCCAACCTTTGCTTTCACTATAAAGTTGAAACCATTCCAAATTATCTTTGATAATTTTAACCTGTGGTGCGTGTGCTTGTTTACAATCTAATTGTGCTACGCTTTGACGCACGTCTATGATACGTGCTGATTGATTAGGATCACTGAAACTAGGAATCCAACTCTTAACAGTAGCGCATCCTGTTAATGATAGTGCTAGTACTAAGACGAAGGCTCTCATTATTCTTTTGGCACACAGTTAGGAACTGTACGCCCGCCTTTTTTCTTTGTGCCTACAGGTTTGTAACCTTTCCAGCACGGATTGTCTTTAGGGTCTTTTAATCCTTCGTTTAGTCCAAAGCCGTCTCTAATCATGTTTATTAGTTCGCTTACACTGGCTTCGGTATTAGGTAGTGTACCTTTATAACTATCGTCAATGTATGGATCACCTTCTTCTACCGTACCTAATGCGTAAGAAAAATGACCTTTGCCAACATTTTCTATAACAACAAAATAATACTGGTCGTCAGTTTCTTGTCCTTTAGAACTAAAAATGTACGCATCGTCACCTTTCCGGCCGCCTTTCCATCCTGTAGCCTTCATTGCACTATTAACTTTGTTAACAACTTCTGGCCATTCTAATTTATCAACTAGTGAAACTTCTGCCACATTTTGCTCTGCTTCATTAAGATAATCAAGGAAATTCTTTCGTCCTTCTTTGACTTTCTTATGAGTTTTATCCATTTCTTTGTTAAGCGATTTTAAAGCATCTTTAGCAACGTCTTTAGATTTAGATGGCTTAACGTACTTTTCTTTACCGCCTGACTCGTCGTCACTAATGTTCCAACCTGGAGCACCTTTTTGGCTCTTGTCCATCTCTGCTAAACTAAGTGCTTTTAAATTCTTTTCAACAGCGCCTGGTTGTATGTCTACAGTAAGGGCAGTACTCCATCGAGGATCTTTTGCTTCTTTATCATTTTTTGGAATATAACCACTACATTCTTCTATAGGAGCATTTAGTGCTCGTACAGCAGACACGAAACGGCGCATATCATCTGCGCCTTCTACTTTGCGACTGGACGCTTTGTCCAGTGCTTGTAAAATTTGTTTCATGTCCATGCTATTATAGTCCTGATAAGAACTTCAAACGAGATAAGTCAGCGGATTCTTTAACTGTTTCTTTTTTCTTATCTGCTTTACCGCCCATTTCGTCTTTGCCTAGACGACCAGCAACTACATCGCCCTTAGTTACTTTGTCGTATGGCTTGGCATTGTTTGCTAAATTACCGTCGCCCTTTGACTTTTTCTCAGCAACAACTTTCTTAACGATAGATTTAACTAAGTCGTTTTCTTTCATTGCTGGATTTGTAGGACCAGGAGTCTTTTCACTCCACTCTTTACCTTTGTTTGGACCGGAAGTAACTTTTGGATACTTGCCTGTCTTAGGATCCTTTGGAGGAGGAGCAGTAGCACCATCTGGTGGACTCATTACTTGACCTTCGTCAGTTTTCTTTTTCTTTTCTGGAAGACCTTTGTGCTTTGTACTAGCAAAGTCTTTAGCATCTTTGCTGGCTGGCTTCTCGCCTTTCTTAGCGGCATTAACCATACCCATAAACTTTTGCTGTGCTTTGCTTACAGCCTTTTCAACTACTTGAGTAAGGGCTTCCTTAATCATTTCGTCTTTTTCTTTCTTGTTCTTGGCGTTCTTTTCTGCCTTGGCAATTTTTTCTGCGGCTTCGTCAATTTCGTCTTTAGCACGAATGCTTGCTACAGTCCAGCCACCGCTACGTGCATCACGTTGAGCACGTTGACGAACTTCTTCTTGCTTTTCGCCTTCGTCGGCAGTGATAGTCATACCTTTGGTCTTACCGTCTTTTTCAAGTTTAACAAAATATTGCTTACGCTCTGATTTGTCAACTTGTCCTTTCTTTTTATCTGATGCACGAACACCAGATGCTTCTTTAACAGCACCTTCTAACAAGGATGCTAATTTTTGTTCATATGTAGTCATTTCGTCAATTTTCCTTTCTTCGTCATCCATGTCAGACACTGGCTCGTCGCTTGGTAGCTCTTGTTCAGCATCACCTGTAATGTCGTCGATGTTGGATGCGTTACTGCCATCGCCGAACTTAACTTGGTACTCCATATAGTGATATACACTATCTAAGTAATCTGCAGATTTGGTAATTTTAGCCTGTACCCAACCTTCTAGATCTTGCCCGTCTTGAATCATTTGGAACAACTTCATAGAGTACTTTGCGGCTCTATATAGTTCTGAACGTGCCATTTGCCCTTCGTGATCGTCTTCTGGAACTGGCATAACTGGTCTTATTTGGTCGTGCATGGTTAAAATCTCCTGGTGTTGTATTTATCGTTTTGCTATACTGCCGCCTGTCAACAGATTAGCCTTCATATCTAGTGCGTTTTTAGCAGTACCGTCTTTGTTTTTAGGTGTTTTTCCTGCTTTATTTTTGTATACAGCACCTACACTAACCATGCCAGCACTAGTACCGCCAGGCGTTGCTGTTTCGTCAAACTTGTCTATTCCACGACTCTGCATGCCACCCTTTTTACGTTTAGCGGCTAGTTCTTCTAAGCCATGGCGCACCTGTTCCAAGTTCTGCTCTAAACCCATGAACATACCGCCTTTGGCTAGTTTAGTAATTTGCACCCAGGTTCCTAAATCATCGCTTTCAGCCATCTTTGCTAGTTCTTGTAACTGCTTACGTGTTTGCAGAATACGACCTTTTAAGGTCATAGGATTTGCCTTATCGTGGCTATGAATCATGGGATCCATCGGATCGTCTGTAGCGGCAATAGGTGCTTCTAGTGTAAGTTGATCTGCAACAGTTTCTTGCATTTGTCCCATTTGTACAGCCTGTGCGGCTAATCTAGGAGGAATGCCTTGTTTAACTAATTCTGCCTGTGCCTGTTGCTCACTCATGCCTTTATCGAGCAACACCTTGGCACGTTTAGCCAATGCCATCATATCGATAGCACCGCCTTCGTTTACAATATCAATTAATCTCATTTCTTTTTTCCTTGACGCATATTAATCTGCCAGTGTGCTAATTGTTTCTTACGTGGGCTGGCAGAGTCGCTACTGCGTATCTTTTTTAATTGTGCTATGCTCATACCCTTACTGATACCGTGACGCTTGCTATCGCCTTTGTCCTGCGGGTTACGACCATCTGCAAAGTTTTCATTAATTGGTTCCCATGCTTCTCCAGCATCTCCGACTTTTTGTTGTACTGTTTGTATAGTTTGTTCTGGATATTTCTGTTCAATTTTTGCTAGTGCTTGATTATACATTTGTATAGCACTGGCCATGTCAGCAATCATTAATTTTTGTCCAAATCCAGGAATGAAATACATTAATGTAGAAAGATTAGGAAATTTGTCTTTAAATTTTTCTAACGCATTTCCTTCAACTTCTTGTCCACCAAAATTGGTTTCATCGATATTGGTTAAATCTTCTGCACTCCATCCGATATAACTATTGCCGTTTTCGTCACCGGATCGTACAACAAATACACCGCCTTCTTCGCTTTCTATCTCGCCAATTTCCCAGCCCATGTGATCTAAGATTTTTTCAACTTTAGTTTGAATATCAAAGTCGCCGTTATACCATATACGAGCATACTTGCGTAACGATTGTTCTTCTTCGCCGTCGTCATCTGCGGCAAATTCGTTGACATTATAAGTAGGATCCGTTTTTTGACGTTTCATACCTTTAGGCTGATTAGGATCGACTGGATCGATGTCGGTTGTTGATAGACCTGTTTTTTGTAACGCCTTGATATATTCGTGTTCTTCTTCTTCACTACCAAAGGATAAAATAGTACTAGGAGGTCCCTTGCCAAAATCGTGTTTGCCTAATCCGTCGAGGTTACTAAGATGTTGACCTAGTTTATACCAATCGTATACATCACTTACATCGACTTTTACAGTACCTTTAGGCATTGTAGGTTTAGTTTCTGGACCTCTTGGTCTTTCGTTAGGATGTTGATCTTCGTCTTTTTTCTTTCCTGCACAATGAGCCTTCTGACTAAATCCTTTAGGATTAGAGCAATTGATAGAGCTCTTGTATTTCTTACTCCACTCTTCATTAAACTGTTCCGGATTCATCTTGCCCCAGTAACGTAATAATACACCTGCAAGTGCATTGGCTTCGTTTTCGTCTGGACTGCCAGTTTCACCGTTTAGCTCTCTTGCTTCGTTTTGTTTACGATGCACTAGTTCGTGAGCTAATGTGCGCATGATATCCATTTGGTGTCTGTCTTTTACAGACACAACTATGTTCTGTGTTTCAGGATCAAAGTAACCAAGCGCAGTAGTCTTTGTATCTCCCACTAATGTAATACGAGGAGCCTGTTCTATCTCTAACAGTTTTATTGCCCATAAGGCAAAATCTTTAATACGTTGCTTTTTATCAGGTGTCCACGCTTCGTTGATGCTTTCTCCGCCACCGCCGTCGCCACCGGATAAATCGCCAGCACCACTGTAGCCAGCATCAAATCCGTACAAGCCATACGGTCCTGGACCATATAATGCACCGTATTTGTTTCTACGTTTTTTCTTGCGACTTTCGTCTACGTCTTTATCACCGCTTGTGGCAATTAATTTTCCTTGGCTTCTGTCTAGGCTTTTTAATTGTTGTGGCTCGTGTTCTTCTTCGCCTTGCGCTACACGTCTAGCACGTTTAAGGCCGTCTAGTATCACTTGTAGACTGTCTTCATCTGCTTGATACTTGATACCAATACCGCCTGCGGCTTCCCAAGCACTGATATTACTGCCTCTATCATCGATTAATATGTTAGGCAATCCACTAGGATTAAACGCATACTTGGCTTTATTAGATACGATAAAGATCTGTGCAGGTTGTTGATTTAGATGTTTTTCAATCCAAATCTTTTTATATTTTTCGCTACCTTCGTGATCGCCACGTAAAGG